CGCCCAAAAAGCAAGAGCACGGTGTCACCTAATGCGTATGCCAACATGAAAGCAGGATTCCCTAAGAAAAAGAAGTAAACCACCGAAGTAGGCCTCATGCCTCTCAAAGATCCTTCTGAATACCTCTACTTTCTTAAGGCCATGACCGCAGCCGAAGCCAAGCGTATGTGGAGAACAGCCATTAAAGAGCACTGGAACAATCAGTGTGTCTATTGTGGCTCATCTGAAAACTTAACGCTCGATCATGTCCATCCAAAGGCCCGTGGTGGTCACGACACTACTCATAATGTTGTGCCCGCCTGCCTAAATTGCAACCAGTCTAAAGGTTCGAACCACTGGTTGTCTTGGTGGGTCGGTCAAGATTTCTTTGACCACAAAAACTTCTCCAGGGTTCTGTCCTGGACTACCGGTTAGTACTAACTTAATTCTTTTTAGGTAAATCAAATGGCTACTCTTCCCGCAGGCGGTTCTAGCTACGGCAACATCTCGACGGCTCCTGGTCGTCAGGATGAGGACGAACTCAAGAACCGGACGCACACCACTGTTAACGTGTCGGGTGGTGTGACCACGACGACCACCGTTCCCGCTACCTTCGCTACCTTCGCCACGACCGTTGCTGCTAACGGCACTGTTGCTGCCTGTAAGACCGCAATCCGTGCTGTTCGTCGGACCGATCGTATTCCCTCCTCGAACATTGCAAACAAGACCGGTCGTGTGACCCGCGTTGATGTGGTTCAGGGCCGTATTTTGACTCTTGATAGCCGTGTTGGCGGTACGCTTTACACCAACGGCACCTATAATGGTGTGGCCCTGACGGGTGGTACTGGCACTGGCGCAACCGCAAACATCGTTGTGTCGGGCGGTGCTGTCACCAGTGTAACCCTCGTCAGTGGTGGTTCCAGCTACGACGTGGGTGAAATCCTGAGTGCAGCAGCGGCTACCATTGGTGGCACTGGCTCTGGTTTCACCATCCGCGTGGCTACGACCACCGGTCCTAACAACGCCTGAGGCACCCCTTAAGATGGCAAAAGTTACCTCTTCTCGAAATCGCTCCACCCGTTCGGCTAGCAAGCCCCCAACCACGGGTCAAAATCCTGGCCGAGCCAATCGTCAGTCCATCAGTCAGGCAAAGGTTACCACCTCTCAGCAGCGCAGTAACCGCATGAAGACCAGCACTGCAAAGGTTACCTCTGCCTCTAATGGCAAACCTAGTGGCGCTGGCTCTGCAAAGGTGACGACTGGACAAGGCAAGGCACCTGGCACCCTGTCTTCCAGCGCCCAGGCCCAGGCCGAAGCGCGAGGCAAGCAGGCCGTAAGGGACGCTCAGATTAAGCGCAATGCCCGTGCCGCCATGAAGAGCATGGAGGGCACGCTTAAGGCTGCTCGTACCGCCCGTAATGTTGCCAGTGCTGTTGTTGGGGCCAGTCGTGGCGGTGCTGCTGCTGCGGGTCTTCAGGCCTACAATACTGGCGACTCCACCCTCACGGCTGCCCTCAAGCGGGGCGACTATAAGCCCAAGCAGGGTCCCACCCAAAAGACCACCACAGCTTCCTTCAACAAGAAGTCCTTTGGTGAGGCATTCAAGGCTGCTCGTAGTTCCGGCGCCAAGGAATTCAGCTGGCGTGGTAAGCGCTACAATACCAAGAAGAAGGGCGAGTAGTGGCCACGTCCAAAAAAAATCCTAGCCTGTCCCTTGGCAGAGGCGAGAAGTCCCGTAAGGGAGGACTTACCGCCAAGGGCAGAGCTAAGTATAACGCGGCAACGGGGTCTAATCTTCAGGCCCCTCAGCCGCAGGGTGGTCCCCGTAAAAAGTCCTTCTGTGCCCGCATGAGCGGCGTCAAGGGACCAATGGAAAAGAACGGCAAACCCACCCGCAAAGCCCTTGCCCTTAAGCGTTGGAAGTGTAGCTGATTATGCCTCTTAACAAAGGTTCCTCAAAGAAGACGGTCTCCAAAAACATCTCCAAGATGGTAAAGGAAGGTCGTCCCCAAAAGCAGGCCATTGCGATTGCCCTTTCCAAAGCTGGGAAGAGTCAGAAGCGTAAATAGCCACCATCGGGGTCTAGGAGCTTCTCCTTGGCCCCTTTATCCCATTACAGGTACATTCTATCGTGGATCAAAAAACAGCGGCCTTAGAGGAGCGTCTACGGGCTAGTTTCCCTTTGTTCCTGTCTCTTGTATGGAAGTCGCTAGACCTGCCTCGTCCAACAAGAGCACAGATCGCCATTGCGGATTATCTTCAAGGCGGTCCAAAGCGTCTCCAGATTCAGGCATTTCGGGGACTAGGAAAGAGCTGGATTGCTGCTGCCTTTACCCTGTGGATTCTGTTTCGGGACCGCGACAAGAAGATCATGGTGGTGTCGGCCAGCAAACAACGTGCCGACGACTTTACCATCTTCTGCCAAAAGTGCCTCATTGAAATCCCCTGGCTCAACCACCTGACCCCACAGGACGATGACCAGCGGTGGAGCCGGGTATCCTTTGATGTTCGGGGGTGTCGGCCTGCTCAGTCACCATCCGTCAAAAGTGTTGGTATTACTGGACAACTTACCGGAAGCCGTGCCGATCTGATCATTTTTGATGACGTGGAAGTCCCAAGCAACTCCGCCACCGACCTCATGCGGGAGAAACTGCTTCAGCTCGTGACGGAAGGTGAGTCCGTGCTGACCCCTAAGCAGGACAGCCGTATCGTGTTTCTTGGAACACCGCAGACTACCTTTACCATTTACCGGACGCTGCGGGAACGCAACTACCAACCAATGGTGTGGCCTGCTCGCTATCCAAAGTCCCTTGTCGGATACGAGGACGTGTTGGCCAAGGACCTTCAAGACGACATCAACCGTGAGGGTCTGGACAAGCTTTCCTGGACACCAACGGATACCCGTTTCTCCGAGATTAACCTTCTGGAGCGGGAACAAAGCATGAGCCGAAGCAACTTTATGCTTCAGTTTATGCTGGATACCAGCCTGAGTGACGCCCTCAAGTTCCCCCTAAAACTCAGTGACTTCTCCGTGCTGCCACTAGACCAACAAAAGGGACCATCGGATGTGATCTGGGGTTCTGACAAGGAGACCCTTCTCGATCTTCCAGCCGTTGCCCTTCCTGGCGATCGGTGGCATAGGCCAAAGGCTGTCTCAGAATATATCCCCTGGAACGACACCATCACGGCAGTGGATCCATCCGGTAGGGGCAAGGACGAAACTGTTTCCATCATCCTGTCACAGATCAACGGCTACCTCTTCATCCGAGACATCTTTGCTACACAGGATGGATACTCCGACACCACCCTAAGGGAGATCCTTAGACGCAGCCGCCAATACGGCAGTAAGATGTGTCTCATCGAATCCAACTTTGGTGACGGGGCGGTGATGGAGTTGATGAAGAAACACGCCCAAGAAATGAAGGTTGGGATGGCGTTTGAGGAGTCACGAGCCACCACAAGAAAGGAAGACCGCATCATCGATACCTTGGAGCCGGTCCTTAATCAGCATCGACTGATCATTGACCAACGCCTCATCGATTGGGACTACCGCAGCAACCCTGAGCAGGCACCCGAAGAACGCCTTCCCAGGATGCTAATGTACCAGCTGACCCGCATGTGTCGGGAGAAGGGGGCCGTCCGCCACGACGACAGGATTGACGCACTTGCCCTTGGGGTCAAACACTTTCAGGATGTCCTTGCTATCTCCGCAAAGGAGGCCCATATCCAAAACAAACGACACGAGTGGAACACCATGATTGACGTCTTTTTGGAGCAACCGACCCTTGCCACCGACATGCTCGTTGCTGGAAAGAGCTTTTCGGATCTTTCGGAGACAAACATCGTTGACGGGAACGTTTATTCCTGGATTTAAAAAGGAGCCGCCCATTCAAAAAGACACATCGATTAACCCCGGTTTACCCCGGTTTTCCAAAAAAGGTGCTTGCTTCTAGGGGGGAAAGAGGGGGGTACCTCTGAGGAAGCCGCGCAAGCGGCGCCCCAAAGACCAAGGAAGACCCCCCGATAGGGGGGACTGACGCGGAGCAGACCCCCACTCCAACCCCCCTTACTGTCCATTATATTTATAGTTGAACACTATGACTAGACTCAGCAGAACAAGAGTCTCCGGAGCGGAGCGGAGGAGAGTCGCAGTTCTTCGGACACTGAGTCGCAATCATAGTTGAGCTATAATAGCCCCACCGTCCCCCAACAGTAGCAACAGCAGCAATAGCAACTATAATAGTCATAATAGTCATAGTAGTGGCAATAGTCACAGTATTTCATAGTAGTAGTAGTAGTATCCATCCTTCCTTTAATACATGCCTCAAACAAAGCTCATCTGGATTACACCAGACGCAGAGTCCATCATTACCTATTGTGCTCGGGTATCCAACCCAAAGAACCAAGAAGCCAATGCCAACCCAGAACGGTTGATCGACTACTTGGTTAAGCATAAGCACTGGAGTCCCTTTGAGATGGCCAGCGCCTGCTTTGAGGTGAACACAACCCGTGACATCTCGGCACAAATCCTCCGTCACCGGTCATTCTCGTTTCAGGAGTTCTCGCAACGGTATGCGGAGGTTCAGCTGAGGCCAGAGCTTCCTGATTGGAGACGGCAAGACCTGACCAACCGGCAGAACAGTATCAGTGATCTTCCTCTTGGGGTTATCCATGAAGCAGATCAGGTTGCCGCTCAAGCCATAGTTACATGTGAGCGGGCGTATCAGCGGCTGCTTGAATTAGGAATCGCAAAGGAGTGTGCCAGAAAGGTCCTGCCCATGAACAGTCCTACCCGCCTTTACATGTCTGGGACAATCCGCTCGTGGATTCATTACCTTTCGGTGCGTACGGGCGTGGAGACGCAACTGGAGCATCGACAGATCGCCCAAGAGATCAAAAC